CCAAAGCGCAGCTCCAAGTGCCATCCTTCTCTGGCGTCACATGGGCGCAAGTTCGGCAGCTCACTTCTGGAATCTTGCAGCCATGACAGATCGCCCAGTAGGGGCAAAACTTGCAGCGCCAATCGCTGGCATCACCAGAAATTTTATCTGGAGGCAAAGTCGAAAAGACAATTTTCTCAGCCTTATCGATCAGACCCTTTGCCTCTTTCTTGTTCAGCTTAATCCGCTCGCCATACATTTCATCTGTGTTTTTATTCACAGCAAAAAAGTAACAACGATCCAGCCCAGCCAAAAGCATACCAATCTGGCACTGCGCCCAGTAAATGGGCTTTGACTTTTCAACGCCCATGTTTCTGGTGGCCTTGAAATTCTTATCGTTCATCGTTTTGAACTCAAGCGTATGAGGTTTTTTGCTTTCCTTAAAACCTTCCCCAACGCCATCCAGCGACAAGGCAAAGTGACCACCGCAAGCCTCAAACCTGACTTGCTTGCCAGTATCGGGATCTCGCTCCCAAACCGTCACGCCAACCGCACGAAGGTTCGACACAATGCGATCTTCTTCACGATCACCAGTCTCAAACAAACGCAAAAGACGCCCCTCGAAAAGAGGCGTCCAAGCATGTCTGAACTGATACCAAAGCGCACGGCTGCATTCATTGCCGATTTGACTGCCGCCAAGGTGAGGTCGATGCTCATTCTTTCGCTTGGCTTGGTAGTGTTTGTAAATGTCCTGAATAGTTTCAGGCGTTGCGTATGCTTCAAGATCCATCAGGAAATCCTTCATCAAAAAAAGTAAAATCAGCGATTGGAATAAGACCAATTGCCTCTACATCAGAAGGATCGTTTCTGCGTGACCAACCTTCTTGGCTGTATTCTATTTTATATTTTTTGCTTAAATCTGCGTACCCAACTCTATCAGACCAGCTAACAACAAATAGACATGGCACATCGCAAACGTCTATCAAAGCTCTTGCGGCAATTAATTTGCTGGCAGATATAAAGCAATTTGGATATTGATTGTGCTTAATATTTCTATTTCTCATTTCAATAAACGCTTTTATTTCTCGCCCATCTAAGGCAACAAAATCAAACTGAGCAAACTTTCGCTGTCGTTGCATTTTGCATTTCCATTTGGATTCTAAAAACTTAGCAAGTTGCTCTTCATTCGAGAAATCTATTTCATTTTCATAAATTGGCTTGCTCATTAGATAACTCCAATCAAAGCTAGGAAAATCACGACACCAGTGTGAACAACGATGTACTCAAGCATCATCCTTCACCCAGTTGTAATTGTACTTTTGAAAAACCTGATCCAGAATTTCGATGATGTCATCTGATGGCTTTTCATAAGCAACCTTCGATTTGTCCTTGTGATCGAAGTAATGCTTCAGGCTAATTTTGTGTGGTTTCATCTCACTCTCCTTCTGTTCATGTAATGGGGCGACACGCGCCCCATCCCAAAAACTGAACTCAGCGTTTCCAAGGTGGCGTTGCCGCACCATTCGCAGCCACAGGCGCTGCGGCCACAGCTACAGAAGCTGGAGATCCTGACGCAGCGTCATATCCCTTCACGTCATTAGACGCATCATAGCCGTTTTCTGCTGGCCGCACGGCAACTTTCACCATCAATGGTTTGTCGCGCAGCTCCTCGCTGTTCTTTGGATTTGGCACATCGATTGATCGACAGATCGATGCCAGAGCGCGTTGAGCAATCTCAACAGCAGTCTGATTTGGATTGTTCAGGTTTAGGCGCTCAAAGATTCGACGCCCCTGATATGCACCTTCAATCACCTCAATGGTCAGCAACAAGTATGATCCTGTCATTTTCTTGGTCTGACGTTCCTCAGTGTCAATGATCGCACACTTGTACCAATCTGCTGGCAGTGGATCAAAAGAAGTTGAAGGTTCGATATTCATCGCGTTAAAGCCGTTTAAGTCCATTTGAGTAAGCTCCTACTCTGCTAAAAATTGTTGAAAAGGATTGCCGCCATCGAAAGTAAACGGCAGTGGTTCAGTGATGTTGAACCGATTTTTGGTAACGCTCGACGCCTGTGGGAAGCACAGGATCTCACGTTCCCCAGTTGAGATGGCACGTTTTTTATCACCATCGCCTCTGGTAAATGTCTTCAGTCGGATAAGCCCAACTAGATCGACATTATCAGTGTAGTGCGGAATTGCCTTCTTATGCATCCGCACTGTGTATCGGGCAAATGGGTCCATATCTGGCAGATCCAATGTCTCAGTATCTGCGTGACCAATGAAGACCACATTCATGCCATTGTCATAGGCCAGCGCACCAGCCCATTCTCGCATCTGGCGATGCTTCTCAGCGGCTGTGCTGTACCCAGCGCCGTAGCCACCACCAGCTTGATTGATTGACTTCGCCTTTGGATCGGCAGCAACAATCTCGCTTTCGATCATCGTGGCCAATTGCGTAATGCTGTCAATGACCAGCGTCTTGAAGTCATGCTTTTCTGTGGCCAGCGCCTCAATCGCGCCAAGCACATCGTCGCTTGAGTTTGCAATTGGAAACAAGCTGACTTCATCATTCCCCTGCAAGCTGGCCGTGCCATCTTCAGTTCGAATGAACACAGGTTTCGGGAACATTGCAGCAAGGGTAGTTTTACCCATGCCGCCTTCGCCAAACAGTGTAGCGATTATTGGTCGCTGTCCTGTTGGTTTTGATAGTGATTTTAAATTAATGGCCATTATATCTCCTCTACTTTCACGCCAATTTTGCCTTGTTTGGTTTCAAATGCCTTGGCAACTTTGCGCCACAACACAGGTTCCTTTTCAGCCAGATAACGACAGCCAACAGCATCAGCAGAAATGCTGACTTTAATTGGGTGCATATTTTCTGGGATCTTGTCTTTGACTTTATCCCATTGCACAGCATCAACCTTGCGCGTGACAGGCTGTGTCAGCGTTACTTTGTGCTGGTCTAACTTGTGGGATATTGTGCCTTCATCTTTGGCGTCCAACGCCTTGGTGATTTGGGCTTCTATCGCATGGCGCTTTGCGATTACTTCTTTTTCTTGCGCCTTTAATTGTAGCCATTCGGCGGCTAAACCGTCTACATTGCTCATGGCAATTCCTTTCACTTTTTCTTTCTCTACAAAAATCGGTTTACAGAAAAACTTTTAGGCTGTAAAGATCTTTTTGCAGATTATGCAAATATGAAACAAAATGGAGAAAAAAATGACAAACCTTATACCAATCGATGACATACGAAATGCCTTGCAAGACAGGCGTTTAACAGTGGTTGCAGAGAAGTGTGGGCTGTCTCATCCAACGGTCAAAGCAATCGCGTCTGGCAACGAAAAAATCAGCCTGAACACATGGAAAAAACTCAGCGACTACCTGAGTGATTCGCAATGAAGATAGAAGAATACTGTTCAAGACTGGGCTGGTATTTGGTCACAATCCCAGCAGGATCGAAGGGGCCGACAAAGTTTGGCTGGCAGCAGCCAGAAAAGGCATTGTCAGATCCAGCTATTGCGCGTGACTATTATGAAAGAAACTCAACACATAATGTTGGGCTGTTGCATGGCGCGTCAGGAACGTGCGCCGTCGATATCGATAATGTCGAAAACACAAAGATTATCTTCGAAGAGTTGGGCATCAATTTCTCTGATCTAATGAACTCCGCGCCACAAATTATCGGACGCGAAAACAGGGGCAAGCTGATTTTTAAAGCGCCACCTGATTTGGTCACGCATAAAATTTCATGGCCAAGTAAGTGCGGTGATCCGCGTAAAACAGAAGTGGTCTTTGAGCTGCGAGCTGGATCTGTGCAAGACGTTCTTCCACCATCGATCCATCCAGATACTGGCCGTCCATATGAGTGGGCTGGGATGCCAATATGGGATGGGCTACCAGAATTACCAACACAGCTCCTAACACTATGGAAAGAGTGGGATCGCTTTAGGCCACAGCTCATGGAAATGTGTCCTTGGAAAAAGAAGGCAGAATTTCAGCCAACCAGAAAGCCCAGACCAAAAACTGACAGCACGTCAGTGATCGATGCCTATAATGAGGCGCACGATATGCACACACTATTAGTGCAGTACGGCTACAAGCCAACATCGCGCAACAGATACCTATCGCCAAATTCATCATCTGGATTGGCTGGGGTTAAACTCTTCGATGATGGCCGTGCCTATAGCCACCATGCATCAGATCCATTTGACAGCGCACACAGCTTCGATGCCTTCGAAGTGTTCTTGCAGTACGAACATCAGGGCAATGTCAGCAAGGCAGTCAAAGATGCGGCACAGCTTTTGAATGTGACGCAAGATCCAAATTATGAATATGACAAGGAGGCCATTGAACATGGCGCAAAGGTTGCCGCGCAAATTTTATCCAAGCCCAAGAAAGAAGAGCAGGGGCCATTGGATGGTCTGCCAGAAAATCTGCTCAGTGTACCGGGCATCCTACAAGATGTGGTCAACTATTACACGGTCACGGCAATCAAACCACAGCCACAATTCGCAGTCCAAGCGGCATTAGCATTTGGCTCTGTGGTCATGGGGCGCAGATGGGTGACAGATCAACGCAACTTTTCCAGCCTATACTTTCTAAACATTGGCGAGACAGGATCTGGCAAGGAACATTCCAAGACTGTCTTAGAGGAGCTGCTCGAACAAGCTGGCCTTGAAGAGTTGATCGGTCCAGCAGGCTACACGTCAGCGGCTGGGGTTATCTCAACTCTGACCAAAAAGCCCACCCATGTTTCTGTTGTGGATGAACTTGGCCGCCAACTCAAGTCAGCAGCAGCTCGCGGTATGCAGCACAAGGCAGACGCATTGACCACCATCATGGAATGCTTTGGTCGCCAAGACGGTACGCTCCGACAGCAAGGCTACGCCACCAATACCATGAAGTCTTCTGAGGCTGAGAAACTGGAGAAGGTCGTGAAGCGTCCAAGCCTGACACTGGTGGGCATGTCAACGCCATCAGAGTTTCTGCAAGCTATCGGGGGCGGTGATGTTGCGTCTGGTTTGCTAAACCGATTCATCATTGTGCGTTCTGGTATCGGGGTCCAGATGTCTCAGAAGAAACGCAGATCCACAATCTCAGAGCGTTTGACTGCTTGGTCAAAGGAACATGCCAAGGCACAGGAAGGTGATCTGGACACAGGCAACGCACATGATTTGCCACCACATCCAATCGAAGTGCCGTTTACTCCAGAGGCTGAAGATATGCTGCGCGAATATGAAGCGCGTCTGGTCGATGCCATTAAAAAGGAAAACGGCTCTGGTCTTGAGGATATGTACAATCGATCACGCGAAGTGGCGATGCGCCTGTCGCTGATCATTGCCAGATCAATGGACCAAGATGAAATCGGGATCGATGCAATGCAATGGTCAATCGATTATGTCGATTACTACGCCAAGCAAGCGATTGAGATGTTCAGGGCAAACATGGCCGAAGGTCCATTTCAGGCAACATGCAAGCAA